CGTCTAAATCTATTTTGTATTTAGTTCTTTTGTACTCATCTTCTTCTTTTTCAACTTTACCTTCTAACCATTTAATCTTTGCCTCGTTTCTTCTGTAGTCAAACGATAGGGCCATAAGATTATCCAGATAACTAGACTGTTCTCTGACACACTGCCAATACTTTGCAGCTTTGGTTGGGTATCTATTATCCTGTAATACAGAAAACCTTGCTTCTGTCTCTGTTCGAAACATCTGTTTCTTGGTCCATGTGTCACGAAGCTCGTCCACCATACCTTTAAACGATGATAGATCCTCCGTCGATAACAGATTATTTAAATGTGGTTCTTCTTGTTGTATAACTTCTTTAACGTCTTTTTTCATATCTTTATCCTTTATAGTTAAAACTAATATATACTAATTAAAATATATTACAAGTATTAAGAGGTTGTAAATGTAACTGTTGTTGCTCCTGAAAATGATTCTGTGTCAGGTAATCTAAGAGGGGGTCCATTACCACCCATCATTAAAGCTGATGTATTTGTCCCTGCCGTAGATGAACCGCAATTAGCTCTTGCAGTATTTAAATCATTAACTTCAGTCCAGTTCGTTCCATTCCATTCTTCTGTTACTGCTTTATTTGGTGAATTACCCCCAAAAGATAAAGCCTCTGTATTAGTTGTACCAGAAAAACCCATAAAATCTCTTCCAGTATTTAGGTCATTAACCTCTGTCCAGTTGGTTCCATTCCATGTTTCAGTGACTGCTACATTAGGAGTGGTAGAAGTAGTTCCACCAAAAGCTAAAGCAGCCGTATATGTTCCGGCAGCTCCAGGACCATATCTTGCAGTGTTTAAGTCATTAACTTCTGTCCAGTTGGTTCCATTCCATGATTCTGTTTTAGCCGAATAATCTGTATCAAATCCACCATAAGATAAAGCAGCTGTTGTTGTCCCACATCCTCTGTTTATCTCTTTTACAACGTTCATGTCATTAACCTCTGTCCAATTAGTTCCATTCCAAGTTTCTGTCTTATCTGTTTTTGGAGGTTCGTTTCCACCAAAAGCTAAAGCTGCAGTGTTTGATCCACAACCTCCTAAATATTGTCTATATGAGTTTAGGTCATTAACCTCTGTCCAATTGGTTCCATTCCATTTTTCTGTTTTAGCGGTATATTCTGGATTAGGAGTTGGATCATTACCACCAAATGTTAAAGCCGCTGTTCGAGTTCCAGCACCCGCATTACCATATCTTCCACTATTCAAATCATTGACAGTTGCCCAAGCTGATACTGGACTTCCTTTATTACCTTTTAATGTATTTGATGTAGAATTAAACCACACCTGTCCATCAACAGGATATGATGGATCATCAGATACCACCTCAATATTTGTTCCTTTTATTTCTTTGTATGTTGTCATAATTAATCTGTGCTTATTGTTTTAGTTGTTACTGATGAACCGCTCCATTCTTCTGTTGACACAGAAACTGGTCCAGGAAATGTTTCTCCCGAAAAAGCCAAACCTGCTGTTGCAGTTCCAGCTCCACCTCCCTCTCTTCTAGAATTATTTAAATCTCCTTGTTCAGTCCAATTTGTTCCATTCCAAACTTCTGTTACTGCACCCGCACCTCCAGGTCCAGGGTTTCCCATAAAAGCTATGGCTTCTGTATAAGAGCCTGCAGCGGCACCTTTTGATCGTGCTAAATTTAAATCATTTACTTCTGTCCAGTTCGTTCCATTCCACGATTCTGTAAAGGCTCTAAAATTAGGCGGATTATATCCACCTATACAAAGAGCATTTGTATTACTAGGAGGTCCTACTCCCATTACTTCATACCTAGCGGTGTTTAAATCATTAACCTCTGTCCAATTAGTTCCATTCCAACTTTCTGTTTCCCCTCTCCAATTTGATCCATCCCAACCAGCAAACGCTAAAGCTGCAGAAGGTGCTCCAGCACCTGCTAAATTAGTTCTAGAACTATTCATATCATTAACCTCTGTCCAATTGGTTCCATTCCAACTTTCAGTAATTGTAACGAAAGTCGTAGAATATCCTGAAAAAGCTAAAGCTGCTGTATTAGTAGATCCTGTTAATCCTCCAGATCCTCTTGCGGTATTTAAATCGTTTAATTCAGTCCAGCCACTACCATTATAAGCCTCTGTATTTCCAACTTGACCTGGTTGAGATCCACCTACAAACAATGCAGCTGTTTGTATACCGGCTCCACTAAGCATTGGAACTTTTCTACCAGCATTTACATTACCACCAGTTGCCCAAGCACCGAGTGGTGTATTTATATTCCATTCCTCTGTTGCTGTAAGCTGACCTGGTCCTCCTCCTCCACCAGTTGCTAAAGCAGATAATTGTGTTCCATTAGCACCAGGATCATATCTCTGTTGTGATAAATCATTTACTTCCGTCCAATTAGTTCCGTTCCATTGTTCCGTTAATCTTCCATATGAACTAGCAGGTTCTCCACCAAAACATACAGCGGCCGTGCTGTCTGCTGCAGCTCCAGATCTAGCTGCTGCAGCTTGATTTAAATTATTAACTTCTGTCCAATTAGTTCCATTCCAAACCTCTGTATTTCCACTCGCAGGGTTTGCACTTCCCATGGCTAATGCAGACGTTGCAGTTCCGTCTCCTCCCATGTTCATGTGGTTGTTATTTAAACCATTAACCGCTGTCCAACTACTACCAGTCCATAATTCTGTGTTTGTTACTGCTGCAGGAGGCGGATCTAAATTTCCTCCAAACGCTAACGCTGATGTATTACTAACTCCAGCACCTCCTAAAAATCTTCTACTAATATTAAGATCACTAACCTCTGTCCAATTAGTTCCGTTCCAACTTTCTGTAACTCCTGAGTTTTGCCCACCATAAGCTAATGCTGAAGTTTGAACACCACTACCTGCTCTAAAAGGTTTAGAAGCAGATAAATCATTAAGCTCTGTCCAATTAGTTCCATTATAAGATTCTGTATAATTATAAGGACTTAGATAACCTCCAAAAGCTAAAGCAGCTGTTTGTGTTCCTGCTGCTCCCATGACACTTCTAGCGTTATTTAAATTTCCACCTGTCGCCCAAACTCCTACCAAATTAGGAAATTCAAATTTTAAAACATTATCAGTCTCGTTATACCACACCTCTCCCGTTATCGGATTATCGGGATTAGTCGTATAGTTCCGAATCTTTGTGCCAACGATGCCTTTGTACTCAGTCATCTAAATTTTTATTCCTCCAATATTACGTCAGCAGGTCTTGGGTTTGTCGGATCAGCTTTTTGTTCATCTGTCTGAGCGTCCCACGCAGCTTGAGCCGCTTGAACCTCTGCATCAACTAACGCTTGAGCCTCGTCTTTTGTTTTGACTGCGCCCGCTACTTTGGCGATCCAAAGATTAGCATGTTTGTTGTATGCAGGAACTTGCCAAACATTCGCTGGATAGCCTCTAAACGTGATTCTGTGAGATTCATCGTGATTGATAAAACCCTTTCCCCAGTTTTCTGCTACACAGTATTGATATGTTCTCATAGTTTCCTCCTTTTATTAATCCGTTAATACCCTAATTGTGTTTGAACTTCCACTCCATTCTTCTGTTGCTCCAGTAGTGGGTGGAATGTCTCCACCAATAGATATGGCTGAATCATTACTAGACTCATTACCGCCTGATGATCCTTGTCCTCTAACTTGATTTAAATCACTAGTCTCTGTCCAAGCACTACCAGTCCATAATTCTGTATTTGCAAAAACACCTGGAACACCAGGATCAGTTCCACCAAAAATTATAGCTGAAGTTTGTACTCCTCCACTACCTAGGCCCTGCCTTGCAGAGTTTATATTATTTACTTCTGTCCAGTTGGTTCCATTCCATAATTCTGTTGCATTTTGTATACCTCCGTTAATTCCACCAGCTATTAATCCAGTTGTATTATTAAGACCAGCCGCTCCAGCTACAAGTCTCGCGGTATTTACATTGTTTACTTCTGTCCAGTTAGTTCCATTCCAAGTTTCTACATCTGCTGTTGCTCCTCCAGGTGTATTACCAGAAATCGCTAAAGCATTTGTGTTATCAGATCCAATACCCATTAAATAATGTCTTGCAGTATTTAAATTGTTCACCTCTGTCCAGTTTGTTCCATTCCAAGTTTCTGTTTCGTTTTTTGAACCTGGGCTTCCACCATAAGCTAAAGCAGATGTGTAACTTCCTGATCCTGTTAGATTTGATCTAGCAGTATTTAAATTGTTAAGCTCTGTCCAATTTGTTCCATTGTAGTATTCTGTTTCATTTTTAGCACCAGGTCCTCCTCCAAAAGCTAAAGCATTTTCTTTTGTTCCTGCTCCACCTGCTCTAATTCTTCCAGTATTCATAGCATTAGCTGTAGCCCAAACACCGACTGGTGCACCTGGACCTGTCCATTCTTCTGTTGCTGCCGTGAACGTACCTGTTGTTCCAGCAAAAGCTAATCCCGATGTATTATCAGCACCTGCTCCTTGTAATTGTTCTCTTCCAGTAGCTAAATCATTTACTTCTGTCCAAGCAGTCCCATTCCAACTTTCTGTTTTAGTTGTTCTCGCTAAAGAAGGACCCTCACCACCATAAACTAAAGCTGATGTAGTTGTGCCATTTCCTGCAGCATTTTTTCTAGAACTGTTTACGTCTGTTACCTCTGTCCAAGAAGATCCGTTCCATGTTTCTGTTACAGCAGATCTACCAGGAGCTGTATCTCCAGTGGCAGCTATAGCTGCAGTTTGAGTTCCTCCTCCCATAAGAGCAGTTCTTGCTGTATTTAAATCAGCCACCTCAGTCCAAGAACTTCCATCAAAACTTTCATTTGTAGCTGCTTGACTTCCTGGAGGTGTAGTTCCACCAAAAATTAAACCAGATGTGTTACTAACCCCAGCACCAGCTCCCTCAAATCTAGGATTATTATAAGTAGGTGCTGCAGTCCAATTAGATCCATTCCAAGATTCTGAACCTGTATAAGCTCCAGGACCTGGATTAAAACCTGCTCCTATTGCAGATGTATATGTCCCAAATCCAGCTAAACCATTTCCAGCAGTATTTAAATCATTAACTTCAGTCCAAGAAGTGCCATCATAAGATTCTGTATTAGTAGTATTAGGAGGTGCTTCACCACCAAAAGCTAAAGCAGCTGTTTGAATACCAGTACCACCTGGCTTTCTTTTAGCTTGATTTAAATTGTTACCAGTTCTCCAAGAACCAGCTGATGTTACATTTGGATATTGAAACTTTAAAACATTATCGGTCTCGTTATACCACACCTCTCCCTGTATCGGATTATCGGGATTAGTCGTATAGTTCCGAATCTTTGTGCCATGTATTTCTTTATACTCAGCCATCTAAATTTCTATTCCTCCAATATTATGTCAGCAGGTCTTGATCTATCAGCTTTTTCTTCATCTGATAAAGCATCCCAAGCAGCTTGTGCTGCTTGAACCTCTGCATCAACTAA